GCCGAGAACGGTTTAGCCCCGGCATCGGTAAACAAAGTAATGACAGTAGGCAATGCCTGTCTGTCATGGGCTTACAGAGAGGGGCTTATTCCAAGCGATCCGACTGTCGGCTTGATCAATTTTGCCGGAAAAACAAAGAAACCCGGTGTATTAACGCCATTGGAAGCGCAGACGCTTTTTGCAACGCCATGGAAAGATAAAAGGGCTTATGTAGGCAGTTTGCTTGCCTGTACTACCGGCATGAGAAGCGGCGAGGTATTGGCGCTTAAACTAGAGGACATAGGAAAACAGGTATTGAATATCAGACATTCATGGAGCGATTATGACGGGTTGAAATCCCCGAAAAACGGCGAGACCCGGCGCGTTCCCCTGCTGCCGGAAGTAAGGGCAAAATTACTTGAACTTGCCGAAGAAAATCCATTTGGAGAGGAAGGGTATATATTTTATGGCTCATTGCCAAATAAGCCGATAGACCGTAATGTTTTGTTGGACGGTTTACATAATGCGCTTATAGGTATAGGGATAGACGCAAAAGTCCGGGGCATTGTTTTTCATTCTTGGCGGCATTATTACGCGGCGCGAATGGCTGACCGCATGACCGCCGATCAGGTAAGCCGCGTAACCGGGCATAAAAGCCGCGCAGTATACGAGGAATACGCCGATCACATCACAGAGGAAAACATTGAGGAAGTTGGCAGAGTTGGCGCGGAGGTATTTAGTAACATTTTGCAGTTTAGGCAGGGGGCGTAAACAATGAAAATATTAAATGCTGTATAATGAAATTCAGAATAATTTTGATAAAAACAGTTGACAAGAAATAAAAGGTATGATATAAAAATAATATAATTATTAACCAAGCCTTAATCGGTTTGGGTTGGTATTGATGATAAATTCAAGCCAGATTTTCCTTATAGGGGAAGTCCGGCTTTTTTTTTGCGTCATTCGTTTTTTTGGGGGGGATTTATGTCGGAAATTAAAAAAGCGTATTTATCGGTAAGCGATGCCGCTATTTATTTGGGGGTAAAAAGAGCCTATATCTATCAACTTCTTCATAAGAAAAAAATCTCTTGTTATAAACCGCTGAACGGTCGGGTTTTTTTTCGTCAAGATGACATTGATCAATTCTTATCTCAATACCGGCAAGTCGCAGATTTTAAGGAGGGGACATGAGTGTCGATAAAAAAAGCCCTATTTCGGCTAAAGATAGGACTTTATCACAAACATTAAGTAGTAAGGCGCTTAATGATGTTATTCTACCTGATAAAGAGAAAATTGTCAAGAATACATTAGAAACTGCCTTTAATGATTTACTGAAAAATGCAGAAAATTTAAATCATGGAATTGTCTCTCTTGAACTGCATTTTCGGGGCGGTCAACCATGGCGATATTCAATAAATCGCAATCAATCTTTTATTCTTGGGGGTGGGGAATAACACATGAAAAACGAAAACTTCATCAATATTCAAGGCTGGATGATAAAAAAGTTAAAACTGAAAGGTACGCGATTACTAATTTACGCTTTAATTTATGGTTTTTCGCAAGACGAAAAATCTAGATTTAAAGGTTCTATGCAGTATATGGCTGATTGGGTAGGGACAACAAGGCAAGGAGTAATACTGGCATTAAATAAATTGTTGGAAAAAAAATATATTAGAAGATATGAAACAAGGGTAAAGGGAAAAAAATTATATGATTTTGACATAAACCCCGACAAAATAAAGGATATATCATATAAAGAAAGTTTACAGGAAGATGAACCTCATGTAAAGAAAGTTGACAACTCATGTAAAGAAAGTTTACAGGAGACAGGTAAAGAAAGTTTACACCCTATTAATACTCCTGATATATATAATAATAATATTACTTCGGCAAAAGCCGAAGAACAAAAAGAGCTTATCCCCATTATTCAAGAACCTACCCAAACAACCGAAATAGAGCTTGTTTCTCGATCTCCTGCCAAAAAGCGAAACAGAGAATTGACACCAGACCAAAAACTATTATTCCAAGCCGCTAAAGCCTGTTTTGAGGCTAACGGCAGAACAAAGGCGATTATGTACCAAGACAAGAGATCGGCACAAATGAGTACGGAAAACCTTAAATTATTTGTTGTCAGATGTTCCAGCATAGCCCCCGAAATAACCGCCGATTTTATGCGGAACGTATTAGAGCATTTTAAAGTTTTATGCAATGGCAAGCTAAAAGACAAGGTTACATTCACGCCAAGAGCCTTAATTACGCCGTGGATTTGGGAAACCGTTATTGATTCTCTGCCTGTCGCAGACGATGAACTAATGGAAAAAATAAGACAAAGCATAAGGGGGATGTTCAAATGACAGTAAAAGAATTATTAGCGTATTTTGAAGGGTATTACGGCGAGAAATACACAGGGTTATTTTTAGACACAATGACAGACTATCTTGAAAATTGTAAAGAAGAATATTTATCGGCAATAGCCAAAGTAATGGTTTTAAGATTTTCAAGAATTTATAACAAAGTGCCATGCCCCGCCGACATAGAAAAAAATAAAGACGAGATAAATAATATTTATTATTCGGCTATACAAGCGGCAGGTCTTGAGAGGCTAATAGCACCGCCGCCGGAAGAAAGAGCAACGCCAGAAGAGGCGCAAATATATCTTGAGCAATTAAAAGCGATAACGAAAAAATGGGAGGGAAAGAAATGAAAATAGCTTTAACAGGAGGGAATATGAAAAAGAAAACACAGGGAAAATACGATGAGGAAATAACCGCTATTTATGCAGAAATTAATAAATCTATATGGCGATTATTGGACATTATAACCGGAAAAGAAAATGGTTTTAAAAAAGAATATGAACCTTGTTTTTACACCCCAAAAACAAATCGCTATATTAAAGACCTTGTAAAAATAATGGGTATTTTTAATAAACGTGAAAAAAATGCTTTAGAATTTCAAGATTGCAATATGGCGCGAAAACTTAATCTGACGGGGCAAGAAAAACCGTAAATAACCGAGCGTATGCCCGGTAATAATATTTTAAGGAGATACAGATATGAAAATTTGCGATGATGTTAATTTGGAAAAAAAAGAAGTGCTTTCGGATAAAAAAATTGACGAGATTTTTTTATTGATGTTGAGCGGAAAATCAGTAACGGAAACGATTAAAACATCGAGGGGAGATTTTGAAGTAAGATACCCGAAACAAAAGGGGCTTATCACAATCGGACATATTGCGGCATTCATACGGAACGGTATGCCGCCATCTGCCTTTGACGCTTCCACAGAATACGAAATTCTAAAATGCGCCGCTTTAGATTTTATGGTTATCGGCGGTCCCACATGGTTTGAAGACGTAAAAAAAGCCCCTCTTTTTTCATGGAGAGATATGCCGGATTCCAATTTCACAGATGAGGTATACGCTAAAGCATTATCCTTTTGTACAACAGTAAAAGAGAAACTTAAAGAAGTTACTGAAAAAGGAGCCAAGACTAATTAAATGGGTCAGAGTAATATCGGTATACGATTCAATATAGATGTCTCACAAGCTAAAGGACAGGTTGATGAACTGTCTAAGACTGTATCGGGTTTAAAAGATCAGATAGCGCAAGCCACAAAAGCAGGCGATTGGAAGTCCGTTGCTCAATTATCAGAAGCAATGAACAATACGACATCTGCCCGTGGTCAAATAATGAAGCAAGCTAACGAAGTACAAACCAATGAGAACCGGGAAAAAGCGAAAAACGGTATTTTTGGCAGTGATAGCAGTGATTTTGGCAAATTTTTATTAGCGCAAACCCTTACGAAATTAACGGATGGTATAATACAAGCACTTGAAAAAGGGTTTACGGCGGCGAAACAAAGGGCGGGCGGCGATCTCACCGGGGCGGCAGTAACCGAAAGAGGAAGAACCGGAGACGCAATAGGTACCGGTGTAGGATTAGCGACAACTATTTTAGGCACGATGTTCTTCGGTCCTATGGCTGGTGCTTTCGCCGGAAGTATAGCAGAGAGAATAACAACATTTATTGCTAATCACGATACGCGCGAAATGGAGAAAGATTTAGTATATTCAACGCAGTACAAAAAAGTCTTTCCCGAAATAGATACCCTTAACCAGTTATACGGCGGAAACATAAATCGAAAATCGTTAGAAGAGAATAACACGCACGGACTAAAAATGTTTGGACGCGCAACCTCGGCGGCAGACTGGACGGGGCTGACTACAAGCCAGTTCGTTGAAGCAATGAAACAAATGGGCGGTTACGGTATAAGGAGTGAAACGCAAGCCCTTAATATGACGCAAAATCAGGCGTTATGGTCGAGATTCACAGGTGCTGATCTTTCCACTATTCAGAAATACGCAGGGCAATCCTATCGTTACGGCGGCGAATACGGTGGTGTTTCTACCGCTTACGGCGCTCTCATGGCTAACAACATGGGAAAAGGGCAATTTTCCGAATTCTTGAATTCAATGGCGCGGATAATGGAAGAGGGAATATCGAAGGGGTTTGTGAAAAGTTCCAGCCAGATAGCCGGAAATATGACCATGCTCTATAAGTTATCCGGCAATTCTTCTCTTTGGCAGGGGGAGCAAGGGGCGCAGCGGTTAAGCCAAATGAATAACGCCATCACAAATTCAACAAAACTTGAAAGCGTAGAAGACGTTATGAATTTTGCCGCCGCAAAGGAGATTTTTAATTCAAGAGATTTTGATAAAGTCGCATTTGAAAAAAGCGGCGCAAAGATGACAAATTCTTATGCCGATTATATGCAGTTACTTGAACAAGGCGTAAACTCAAAGATGATAGGCAAACAGTTTGCCGCAGTACGCAATATAAGCAACGGAGATACCGCCACTATGATAGAGCGGTTTAGGACCATGTACGGGCTTAATTACACCGGGGCGGCGCAAGTTTGGGATATGTCAAACAAAATGAAAGATGACAAAACAGGAGAATATACCCCAGAAAAAATAGCCGCAAAAATTGAAGGAATGAAGACCGATCCGCAATATCAGTCTGATTCTGCAAAATTGCAAAATGTAATGAATAAAGTTGCGGATAACCTTGCGAATATAGGGCAAATTAAGTTTGATGAAACCGAATGGGGTTTAATAGAAACACAAGCGGATGATGTTGCGCAAATATTGGCAACATTAAGAGGAGGAGATCCTTTACCGGGAATTTCAAGACAAGTTTTGACAGAGCATACAAGAAGCCTCCCTGTTTCTCACTCTATGATTTTCAACGATGCGGCGATTAGACCCGGCACAGAGGGATTAGACGCATACAATCAGGTTAGAGAGAGATATTTTAGTATTATACAAGGACACGATGAAAGAGATTTTTTATCAAATGTGCCAGCCATGCACGCTTTAGCCGAGTTTATTCCAGCTGCTATAGCAGATGGGAATTTTACAAGTACAGGTAGGCATAATGAGTTTGAGCAAGCAAATGAACTGCTAGACGCACTTGAACGTGGTATAGCTATTATGATAAATAACATGCAACAACTTACCGAGCAAGCAAGAAATATACAAAGAGAAGGAATACCTATAAATGGCGATCTTCATGTTACTGATAATTAATTATAAATCGCCAAATTCGTTTGTAAACCAATCAGGTGAGTCATAACTAACAAAAACAAATGTCCCTTTTTTTGAATTTCCTATATTGAAATCATATATAAGCGTAATCGTTATTTTTGTTTTTGAAACAATCCAATAATTATCCCTATCTAAAAATGCAATATTAGGTTTTGAACCAAATGTGGATTTTCCATACAACGCGCTCAATTTGTTTAGCAAATCAAAATATACACTTTCGGCATCTGCTTTCGTTACGCTTATTGCATATTTGGCAGCCATTAGACCTATTTTTTTTGAATATATATCAGAGCGAGGTGGGGAGCAAGAAAAGGATAACATAGCATTATAACCAGCGATAATTTTATTTTGATATATTAGTAGACCATCAGTATTACTATCCGGCTTGCCTTCTTTCGCTATAATTTGTTCTACCGTACTTCCCCATGGCAAGCCTCTAAACGTGAATTCTTGGGCAAAAACAACACCGGCAATCAGTAAAAACACAAAGGAAAAAATAATCTTTCTCATACTTTCATGGTAATCCAAAACAGTTAAAAGTCAATTGCTTGCACTACGCCTATTTATCTATGAATACATTTATTTTTATAGTAAACCTTGTGAAACTAGGAAATATCCTTATTCGGGGTATTATTGACATTTTGGCATACCTCAAAAGGAAACGCCAACAAACAAAGGATAATCAAATGCAAAAAACAACGCTATAGAAACCCATGGGAAGGCGCAAACAGCCCCGTACTATTATTTATACCCAGATATGACCTTATTATTATAACCAAAAGTGAACTAAAATTAATCAATTAAGTGAAGTTGTTACTAAAAAAAAGCCACCTTCTTGGGGATATTTTTTTTATTGTTTTTCTTCCAGCCAGCAAGCAATTTTGCCGTTCATTCCACCAGCTACAATCTTTCCATCTATATGGATAATGGCATAAACATTATTATTTGTTCCAAATGGAGAATTACTAACAGCTGTCCAGCTTATTCCGTCTGTTGAATATGCCATTTTACCATTACCTCCGCTAGCTACAAACTTTCCGTCTCCATAGGCGACGGCATAAATAAAATACATTCCAAACGTGGGCTCACTAACACTCGTCCAAGTTGTCCCGTTAGCTGAATATGCCATTCTATTGTTCATTCCGCCAGCTACAAACTTTCCGTTTCCATAGGCGACGGTATAAATATAAGCAGAAGTTCCAACTGTGGTATTATTGGTTCCAAATGTGGAACTACTGGTGGCCGTCCAGTTTATACCATCAGCAGAATACGCCATTTTGCCGTTCATTCCGCCAGCTACAAACTTTCCGCCACCATAGGTAACGGCAAAAATAGTATTTGTTTCAAACGTGGAGTTGCTAACAGCCGTCCAGTTTATACCATCTGCGGAATACGCCATTTTGCTAGCACCTCCGGAACCTCCGCTGGCTACAAACTTTCCGTCTCCGTAGGCAACGGCATGAATGGTAGCGGTTCCAAACGTGGAATTATTAACAGCTGTCCAGTTTATCCCGTTAGTGGAATATGCAATTTTCCCGTTCGCTCCGCCGGCTACAAACTTTCCGTCCTCATAGACGACGGTATAAATAGTATCTGTTCCAAACGTGGAGTTGCTAACAGCCGTCCAGTTTATACCATCTGCGGAATACGCCATTTTGCTTTCACTGCCGACAGAACCCCCGCCAGCTACAAACTTTCCGTCTCCGTAGGCAATGGCTTGAATAGTAGCGGTTCCAAACACCGTGGACGGTACATCACTGTCAACATCTTCCTGACAAGACAGAAATCCTATACCCGCCGCGAACGCCAAAACGACTATCGTCCTCCACATATTGCCCCCTGTTATTTCCAGAATAATAACTCGTCTCTGTCAAAATAACACATTTTCGTGTCAATAACAACCTGACCGAGATCTGAAAGCACGAAGAAATTTATTTTATTGATAAAAAAGGCAATAAAAATTTATATCACATTAAGATAAGCTTACATAAACCTCCAAAAACTGAATTAATATTTCTTATATGCATCTCTAATGGCATAGGTGGTTGGTTGCCAAAAGAAAATAGTACACCTCCAATATAAAAATCTCCACCTAGAACGGTTTCTATATAATCTGCTATAAAAAAATTATCACCAGCGCCCAGATAATCAACGCAACTACTTATATAGCCAGAACACTTTACAAACCTAAAATTTGAATCATATTTAAGACCCGCTCCCACTAAGAAATTATATATTTCTCTAAAAGATATTCTGCCACTTTCTAATACATGAGAATTATGAATATATAAATGACCCTTTTCTATTAATTTCCCAGAAAAGCTACCTCTTATTAATACTTCGTTAAATTCAGCGTTTCCATTTTTTTGTATTAGAAACCCGCTATTCCCGGGATCATAATTCCCACTTTTTATCTGCTGCAATTTCCCGTCTATCTCTATGGCATCGCTTGCGCTCCCTACCTTTAATCTCGTTCTAACGTTTACAAAGTCAGAATTTAAAGTCTGCGCAAATAAGGTTTTTATGAAAGCGGTAGAAAATACTCCTTCAGGCGCGTCCGAAGTCAAGTCGCTTACTCCGTCAAGATATTTGTCATAGTTCTGCTCCCTGCTTAATTCAACCCACCTTGTTCCCAACCACTGGTAGAGAAATGCCGCGCGCCAGATGTTAGCGCCTGTTCCCTGTTGGGCGCCTGTGTACATCACATAGTTGCCGGGGTTCATTCTTCGCCCGTTGATAAAACCTGAATTTGTCAGGTCGGGAGTATTTGTTGCGCCCATGTATCTCTCGTCCCATGACGTTACCGCGCTGGTAAATTTCTTCTCAAGCGTTGTTTTGCAGAGGGCTTCATCTTCACGGTCTGTGGTGGCGTAGGTGAAGATTGCCACTTTGTCAAGTTGACCGTAGAAATAACCAGATAAACCGGGTATTCCAGTATTTTTGAACGGACCGGGATTGGCTCCTAACGTGAGAGGCACACCATTTGCATTAGTTGGCCAGCTTATCTGAGCGGGAAGTGTGAGTGTAACAGAGTCTAAAACGTTATTTATTTTAAACTTAAAGGTTCTTGTCTCGGAATTGTATTTTAAAATTATATGCAACCATGTATTGTTTGGAACTCTGCTAAGAGGAATACTGGCATTACTATACGCACCGTTTGAATAAGCTTCTAGCGTAATAGCACCTGAAGGACGCAAACGTAAATCGCAACCACCCGATTCAGGGTTTCCTATGATGTATTGATCACCTGAACTTGCTGCACTGTCTTTATTTATCCAGAACGACCATGTAAAATCGCCTGCGGGATAAAATGTATCTTTCATGTACGCCGCGCCGGTACCTAAAAATTGTAACCCATTGCCCCGATCCGTAGGAATTTGCGCGTTACCCGGCTCAAAAAACATATGCCGTCCATTGCCTGAGTTATCGCTAAGCAAGCCCATGTAAGGAGCGGGGCTGATGTAAAGAAATTCTAAATATACGGTTAACCCGACCGCGGCTGATCCAGAGTGCGGATCTATTCTGAATTGTGTAAAATTTTCATTGGGAACCATTATAGCAAAATATCCGTTTGATAAATTATAAAGTTTTAATTCATTTGTTCCGGGACTTGTTTTAACAACAGCATACGTGTTATCTGATCTCCACAATGAACAAGCTTCCACAACAAAATCTCCTGAAAGCCTAAAATAAATGACACCGCCGCTGTAATCAACAGCTTTGACTATAAAAGGATCTGTACCGGTCATAGCAAATTTTAATTTGCCGCCTGTAACGCTTAAATTGCCGTTATTAGCTGTCCATCCGTTCGATTGCCACACCATAAAGCTGCTTTGGTATGTTGACCATGTGCGATCTTCTATCCTGTCAATGGGATCATCGCATGACCAATAAGCGTAAGGTTTCGGTATTGAATCTATTCCTAGTCCGTTTTCTCCGCTTATTTGCACAGGGAGGCTCCATGCGCCTTGCAGTACTCCGGAGGCATTTTTTATTCCGCGCGTCATCCATAAAGGATCGGGACCGGTATGGTTTGACGGATCTGTCGTCCAGCCGGTAGGGCTGTCGCCTGTCGGCGTTGCCGGGCGCGCGGCCGCCCTTATGTACCGCAACTCATGATAATTACCGTCAATAGCGATTCTTCTATTCCATCCGTTAAATAAGGCGGTATCTTGATCGTCTGTAGTCAAGTATTCAAACAAGGCTATTTCATCCAATTTACCGGTGTATCTTCTCGCGCTTTCAGAAGAATTACTTCCCAGCGTGAATTTATATGCAGACCACGTAATTTGAGCAGGTAATGTTAAAGTAGTAGAAAACAAAACGCCATTTATCTTTGCTCTTACTATTCTTGTCGAGGAGCTGTATTTTATAAGGACATGCGCCCATGTATTATTTTGAATAACGCCGGAAGCAGCGGTAATATTCAAAATTCTTAATGCGCCGGAAGATACTATGCAAATTTCGACATTTCCGTTAGCTCTTGCCATAACTGCTAAACCACCAGATGAAACATAGTTTGATAAAACAGCTTCATCTGTTGATGTTGTCTGTTTGTTTATCCAGAATGATATTGTAAAATCACCCGTTGGTGTGAATAGTTCCTGTATTTGCGCGTAACTAGAACCTGAAAACTGTAACCCGTTGCCAAACTTGCCATCTATAAGTTGTATATTACCTGATATTACACCATGCTTTTCATTACCTGAATTATCAATAACTTTTCGGTCTATTATTTCATCGCATGACAAATAGGCCCAAGCATTGGCCGGAACTGAATCTATACCAAGCCCGTCCGCCACCACGGGAACCCTTTCGCGGTCAAGAAGCATCCCCGATCCTCCATAGAGAAGAAATTCAACCCATAGGGCGGTGCCTATATTTACCCCGCCAACTGGATATTTCGCTTCCTCTGCCATGTTGGACAGCCTGTACTTTAACAGTTCCGTGGAGGTTGTTATTTGATCCCCCTCATGCCTGAACTGAAAACAGCTTACCGTCGGAGGATCGAGTGCGCCGCTTTGATTCCTTTTGACGACGTTCACTGACGGCTGCAATACAAAAACGACGGCATCATTCCCGTTCATTCCCGCCGAACCGTCCTTAACCTTTACAAGAGTCAGAGTGGCAAAATATGAAGCGGCATTATAAATGGCCATGACTGTAACCAGCGTAACGTCGCCTAACACGGCGGATGCGGATACGGTGATTGTTCCTGCATTGTTAATTTCAATTCCCGCCGCGTCTGTTATTATCTGCCATGTGACTTGTACCCCCGGCACGGCGCTCATACCTTCATAAACAGTAGCGTTTACCTCAAAACCTAATGCCCCCGGTTTAGGGGTACCGTTACTGAAACAGGCTATGGAATGGTTCTCATTGTCGAGATCGAGGTATACCGCGTTCTGACCCGTTGGTCCCACGGGACCGGAGATTCTCGTTGGCAACGACCAGAGAGTCAGTCTTTGTCCATTCCTCCAGTCAGAGAGAGTCATCCATAAATACTCGTTTTCATTGACCTGGGGCGGTATGTCCGTCCAGTTTTCGCCGGGATTGTCTTCGTCTTGCCCGGCGAACTCCGGTGCGACGTTTAACAAAGCATTCTTTGCAAAGCGGTAATCGGTGTATTTGCCGTCTTCGCCTTTAATCTTTATCGGCGGTCCCCATGCGCCGTCTTCAATAAAGAGAGCTCTTTTTGTTGAAACCCATTTGCTCTGCACAGTCTGCATTAGGTGCCACCCGTCATCCTGACCGTCACCTGAAGGTCTTGGGGGCTGGTCTTCGCCGTCATGGTATGTCGTAAAATTCTGCCATTGATCAGTCCCTATAGTTCCGGAGTCGACTGCGCTGGAGACCGGGGTGATTTTATTTTCAAATTCCGGAAGTATAAAATAAGGATCGTCAACCCCAAAGATTTCAGGGCTGTATTCAACGCAGGTGAGAACCGCCGAGAGATCCGCCCGCGGTTGAATATCGGTGATAATTAAATCTATAACTTCATACCCGCGAACCCCGAACGCGTATACATCGCCTTTTTGAGGCGCCGTCTCTTGCGGCGATGATCGTATGGGTGTTTCAAAATAAACCGCATTGCCTGATTCGTTGACAGCGGCGATGTTTTGAAGTAATATAAGCCCGTTTGACAAACGCATCCGAAGCGCGTATCGTTTGCCTGGTTCCGTAACGACTTGCTCGTCAAGGCGCACCCCGATGCAGTTTGGTCCTGACCACAGCGCTTCCGTGACACGTCCCTGCACTGCGCCCGTCAAGGCGAGATCCCCGGCATACTGTATCCAGTCGCCCTTGTTGCATATCATGTACTCAATGTCCGTCTCAATTGTGTGAACGAACGGGCGGTTTTTCAGGCAGGCGTAATTGTATACCCCTATTCGCCGCGCCTGTTTTGAATTGCTAACCCCCCACAAATCGGCTTTCTGGACGGTATCTGGCTCGGCGGCACGGTTGCAGTCAGGAGTGTTGTAAACTTTCAATTCGTTTTGCGCGCAGCCGGCGTCTTCGTCAATGAACTGGAGGGCTATAGCGTCGGGAATGTCCGCGTTAAGCATGGTAACGCTGTACGCGACGGTATTTTTTGGAGTGAACAATTGCACATGGGAAGCTCGCTCAATATCCTGCACGACTGAAATTTTTGAATCAATTCGCAGAATATCAGCGCGGGCGGTACCGCCGATCATACGCAAAAGTTCGGCGATGGTGACTGATTCGGAAAGGTATGCGTTACACTCATATTTGTGCTTTTCGCACCATGTATAAAATTCTTCAAACGAATGCCAATCTATGTCGCCGTCGTTAACAGACTGCTGCGCGGGTCTGCCTTGCAGAGCGTACAGCAGGGCGGATGCGGGATTGCGCGTTTCCGCGGCGTAAAGCCAGTTCAACGCGCCAGAACCGCCGCCGGAACAGACCGGCATCTTCGCCGTAGCCACGTAATTAAAGCTGTCTAACATCCCGTTCATTTGACTCGTTGCCAGTACCCGCAATGCGATAACGGTCAGGTCTTTCTGGCGTTCCTCGCGGATAGGGCGCACAACTTTCCTGTCTTTATCTTTGGATTTTATCGATCTTATTGAGCCGACATATACCTGATCAATAATTTTACTGTCTGTTGAATCCAGCGTTACGCGCTCTATTTTAACGGTATACTGTCCGATGGGAAGATCGGATTTTGTTATCTGGCAACGCTTTGTTTTCAGTTCCGATCCGGAGATAGTATTACTCCCGTTGTTAAAGTATCCAAGGATCTCATATGCGGAATCCGGAGCTCCAAATGGTTTGTATGATGCCCTGATTTCCACCGATCTTGAACCGAGACTGCCGTTGTCGTTATATTTACCAAGCCCATTATAAAAAAAGATGTCAACGTTAATCGCGTCCGTATTATCCGGCGTAGTACGGGTAAGCTCGCCTGATATCTTACCGCCACCAGCGCCGTCAATCTGGTTTTGCAGAGGCGCGTTTATGGCGTCTTCATGGATGCAGTGAGGGTACAGGCTCGACACTCCTCCGTTTTGCAGTATTTCCAGCCTTATGACAGGATCCGCGCCTAAAAGAATTAAGTCTATATTTTTTGTTTGCGACAGATCAGTCAAATAGGTTTCGCCAAGTTTAAAGCTGTTTTTGTCAATGACGCAGTCTTTATAGCCGCCGCAAAAAAGCTGCGTGTAATACTGCTTGCCGTCTATGATTTGGGTATGAGGATTTGCGGCAAGGTCTGGATATAATCTATGCTTTCCGAACAACACTGGAATTCTGCCGTGGGGACGCGCCTGATTTTTGGCGCCCCTGATTGAAGGGTCATTTTCCGGTTTTTCATGATCTTTTAGCGATGGTATGCCTGGTATGTTGACGTTCAACAGTACTGTACCTCCAGCGATCATGCCAATACCGGTACCGACGAGCGCCACACCAACCCCCGCCGCTGGCGTGAAAAGAAGCGCCACTCCTATACCTGTTAACGCCCAGCCTCCAATTTTCATTCCTGTTCCGGCATCTTGCGTGCTGCCATACGGTACAAACCTGACCGACAGCGTGTCGCCGTCGTTAGCTGCTATTGAAAAATCCTTGACAATTTCTCCGTTGCGGCACACGCGCGCCTGTGAGAGGGGAAACCCTGTGTTTAAATCCTTTATTATTTCCGCTATAACCTTTGGACTTGTAGTAACTTTTACGCGAGTCCGTTTGATTGGATGAAGTTCAGCAATGACTTTAACCGACATGATAATACCCCTCTATTCGTCCGCGCAGTCCCGGATGAGTTTCCCGCTGGCAGACAGATCCTGTTTTTATTCCTGTGTGCAGAATGTAACCGTCTCCCGCGAATATGCCGATATGAGCGGCAACTCCGTGTTCGGTAATGATCGCAACGGCTTTTTCTTGCGGTATTGCTGTTTTTTCTCCGGCGAGTACCGGTAGATTTTCTTTAAACAGCCGCGCCGTTTCGGCGACATTGAGCGCGTCGGTATAATCATTTGATAATTCCGGTAAATTAACTCCGTATTCGTTACGAAAAACCAGCCGCACAAGACCGTAGCAGTCGCAGCCGTCTATTGTTCTGCCGTTTGACGCGAACGGGATGCCTATATATTTTTTAACCCATTCGTACATCAGAAAAACATCCCCTCAAAATCTTCCGGCGCGTAGGTGTCTTTTGGATACTTTCGATCTAAAAGATAAAAATCGTACACTTCACCCTCGATGGTTTCTTTACTCGCACACACGTTGCGCAGACGGTATTTGAGCGGTCCGCGTTCATATACGTCAGGCGTGTCTGCCATGACAACGCAGACGGTAACAAACACGTCCTGCCTAACGGCTTGTTTGATAGTCTGAAAAATTGACAGGTCGGTATTATCAATAGCAAGCCGGCAGGGTCGCGGCGCGTTGTCCGTCTGTTCCGGCAGGATTATATTAAAACCTGCGGCAAAATATTCTATCCCGCGTGACGTGATATTTTGATTATTATTGACAAAACGCAGTACCGTGCCGCCGGACGTTTCGATGGTCAAAAGATGAAGGAATACCTTTTCGGTTTCCGGCGCGAGAACCGCTTTCGTCGCTTCAGAAGACAGGCGGTTCATAGGCGCTCCAGATGCATAGCGACTTCCCAGAGCCCGTCAGCGGCAACTGCGGAATAGGCGCCGGTAAATCGGAACTCCGCTGTTTTAAGCGTTATCGGATCTGTAAAGTTAAAACGTAAAACTCCATCCGCGAGAACGGTATGGTAAAACTGTTCAAATACCGCCAGCTCTGCCGCGTCAAACACCTGTTTTCCGGAATACGCGGCAGAGCTGGCGGTATAGCGCCGCCTTGCTTTTTTCGGACCCGCGTCCATGGCGGTTCTGATAACGTTGTCCTGCGGCTGCATGGAAAGCCCGGCCAGCAGCAGTGTTGGCGGCAATAATTCCGGCCAATATATGTCAGCCATTTACACCCCCGCTGCCCGTAGACCGTAGCGCCCCATGGCGCGATCGGCTTTCCCTGACGTAATATGCCTGTTAATCATTTCGCCTATGGTGATATCGATCTGTTTACCGCCGTCGGCTGTTTCAGTTTCTTTTCTATGCACCTCGGCGCCGGAGTTATTTATAATGTTTACTACCACATTCCCGCCGCTTGCCGCCGTAACGCCGAGGTCGCCGTTTGCCATGCGTTTAAGCGGAACAATCGCTTCCGGTCCCGCTTCGCCCATCAGACCGGTTCCGCGGGCGAATTTAAACAGCGTCGGGGTTTGCACGATCTGGTTGGTAAACGTGCCGCCGCGGGTAAAGGTATAAATGCCGTCTGCGTCAAAGATGTTGCCGTGAGCGTTAGCCTTTGCGGCGTTCTGTTCCGCCTCAATTCTGCCTCCGACATAGCCTTTTATCATCGCCGTTGATCCCGCCGCGGCGACAAAGCCCAAGCCCAACGGCCACTGTCCTTGGGCGATAAGCTGCAGCCCAGCCTGTAAAAAAAGATTTGGAAGGGCGTTGAGTATCTCCTGCGACATGGCGACTAACGCGTTCTGCATCGCGTCGCCGGCGTTTGCCCCCTGCCCCAAAGCACTGCCTAATGCCTCTATGCCGCCCAGAACCGCGCCCGCGCCCAAGTTGACCAGTGAATCTTTGATGCCTTTAAGCGTTTCCTCCAGCTCTTTAGCCTGCTGAATATTTTTGCGCAGATCAAATTTATCACTGAAAGCGGCTAACTGGTCTTCGGTTGCCCCGGTAGCCTCGAAGATCGCCATAGCCAGTCCCTTTTCCGTCATCTTTAATTCTTTTATCTGCCGGTCATAATCGGCTATAATTTCCGCCCGCCTGAATTCGCCGGTGAGCTTGGCGATCTCATCCGCCTGTTCAGATAAGGCTTTGTTGGCGATAGCCGTATCACGTGCGAGCTGTATCTCCGATTTCCCAATGTCCGCTATTTTTTGCCGCATGTCTTCGATCTTTTGCACATATTCTTTTTGTGCGGCGGAAGCTTTCATGGCATCCTCCGCCGTTTTAATTTCCGGCGTCAGGCGCTTATATTCGGCGATAAGCCTTTGTACCGACCTGTCCGCCGCTTCAAACGGACGGTCTATGTCGTCGGGATTTATTGAAAACATTTCAACCAGAGCTTTTTGAATTTCCCCCTGGCGGCTCCGCAGCGACTCGGCGATATCGAATTCTTCGCCTAACGCGGTGAATACGGTTTTGCCCGCTTCAAAAGATCGGCTGAATCCGGCAATATACAACTCCGCTGCCCGCGCACCCGAATTCCCGAAAGAAGCGGGATCGATTTTGGTTATTTCGCCGTACCAGTCTTGCCAGCGTTTTTTTATTTCAGAAACAGACGGCGGTTCTACGTTTCCAAAAGGCCGTACCGTCACGCCGTTCCCCAGTTCAAGGATCTCGTTTTTTATCCTTTCAATTTCAGCTTTTACTTCAGGGGATTTTCCGTCAACGCTTTTTAAAACACGTATCATGTCTTCAACGCTATTTGACGCCACAGCCTCCGCCCATCCGGGATAACTGAACTCAAGTATTCTCTGCAAATCGGTAAACCCGCTTGAGTGCAGGTTATCATAAAACTCTTCCAGCTTTCGTTCTACGGTATTAAACCCGTTAATCGCTTCATCGACCCAGTTCGTGATCTCTATAGACGGATCCACAGGCATTTCCAAAATTTCAATCAGTTGCTTTGCTCTGTTTACAGTTCCTTCCGCAGCCCGATCCGCTTGGCTGTTGAGATAGTTTAAGCGCTGGTTCAACGCCACCAGCCTTTCAGCGGCCTCTACTGCCGCCGCGTAATTGCCTGTCGCCTGGGCGGCGTCGTACATATCCCTTGTCAGCCCTCTGATTTGTCTGCGGGCTTCTTCAAACGATCCGTTTTTTATTAGTTTTTGATTACTGTTAATTATTTCTTTAACCGACGCGTCGTAATCCTTGGCCACCTGATCCATCTTTGCTCTAAAATCATTGGCTACCGCAAAAAGACCGACAAGCGCAGCGGCGGCGCCCGCCCCGACAAGAATAATAGGATTAGCCGCCAACATGGTAAAAGCGGCGTGTATACCTTTTATCGCGCTTATTGCCGGACCAGATACAGCGATTATTCCGCCCATACCGATAACAAAGCGCTTTGTCCCTTCGTCCATATTGCTGATACTGCGCATAATTGAGCTTGCGCTGTCCAGCAGTTCTGTAGCCATTGGGAGCATTAACTCACCGAAGGAAGCAAGCGCCTGTTTTGCGTCATCCACGGCGGTATTGAATTTTTCTATGGCCGTTCCGGAGAGTTCATCCATCATTCCCGCGAACTGACCACCAGGACCGGTCATCGACTGAAACGCTCGCTCCAGTTCGGAAAATCCTATTTTACCCTGCGCCGCCAGTTGACGCACGCCTTCCTCTGACGTTCCTAATTCTTTCGCAAGTTGTTTGAGAACAGGAATGCCTTGCTGCTGGAAGTTTACCAGCTCGCGGGTTGTCAATTTTCCCTGTGCACGTGCGTGCTCAAACGCTCCCGATACGGTCCCGAAAGATTTACCTGTTCCCGCAGACACATTACCAAGCATTTGTATAGTTTGAGTAGCGTATGCGGTATCGTGTCCCATGTTCACCATTGCCCGTCCAAGATCAAATACCTCGGTGGCGGAAAGACCGGGAGAAGCGCCAAGCCTGCGCCAGTCTTCAAATACCGCAGTAGCTTCATCGGCGGAACCGAGCATATTTTTTAAGGACAGTTTTAATTTTTCATTTTCACCGGCGAACTTGACCGCCGCAATTCCTGCGCCGTCGATAACCGCCGAGATGATTGTCGTCTTTTTTGAAATTGAATCCAGCGCGTCGCCGAGGGATTGTGTTTTTTGTTCCGCGTCGTAAAGGCTTCCGCCGAGTTTTTTAAAATTCTCGATAGCCTGGGCGACCTCGGCTTCTACCAGTACACGAAGCTCATCTGTTACCTGCATTTTTTTTCCTCGTCCCTTTCTTTCAAGAGCTCCAGTTCACCGTCAAACAGTTCCACAAGTTCCACAAGCCCGGCAGGCTCGTTGATCCAGTCAGGACCGTGCGGCCAGCCGTACCGTTTTATTTTTACCCACAAGTTATAAGCCATATAAAATTCAGGGGTGAGGTATTTTTTTACCTCACCCTGCCGTATAACACGGTCACGGAGCAGGATTTTTTCACGCGTAAACCCGCGTCTTAATTCGCGTTCATGCCACCCGTCCCAGACGAGCAGGAATCCGGTTGTAAGATTTTTTTTTGCGTGCTAGACATGCGCTCGGCGCAGATTTCGGTACAGATGGCGTTTACCAGCGGGAACATTCCGGCAAAACTCGCTTCCGCCAGCTCTTTTCCGTTGGTTATTGCTTTTTCCTTGCCTGGATTGTCCTCGTCTTCGACCGTTAAATTTTTAATACACCCGACATGGCGCCGGAGAATTTTCGGCACATTATACCTGAAAACGCTTCTTTCCACGTCGTCCTTATGATTTTTCTGCGCAATTTCCAGCGATGCCAGCGTTCCGAAATCTTCGGCGGTCGGTCGGGTTATTTCCACCGACAGCCGCTCGCTCTCCGGCAGATTAAGGTTGCCGTTGACATCCGGGTAAAAAGTGTAGCTTTTCAGCGCGGTAAATTTCATCGCAGTTTCTCCTATTCGTCATCGTCAGCCGGATCGTCCGACAGTTCTTCCGGAACCGTGCGGTAGTACATGCCGGGACCGCTTTGGCCGTCCACTTTATAATTAAAATTGAACGGGCATGAGCCGTCGATAGGCTTGTCCATTTGGAACGATTCCACGATGACCGGGAAATATTCCCATACTTCCACTTCGCCGGCGGTAATGGTTTCCCGGCGAGAAAGCATGAAGTGGTGTACGTCCGTTTTGGATGGCAATCTGGTAATATAGCCGCCGCCGTCAACAACAACGGCGTTGAATTCATTGACAAGCTCGCGCTGCTCTTTGCTGTCGACATCAACCAGCCCGTTGATTGAACCGCTTCGCTCCTTAAACGCCGACGGCACATAGGAACGCGCCCCTTTCTCTACGTCGATCTGGGTTGTCACGTCAATCGCCTGACCTTGCGCGGCGGCGGACACGTCCGTGGTAAACGACAGCTTCTTAAGCGTCATAGGGATAAGCGCATCGCCTACCGCCAACGGCTGACCTTGCTGGGCAAAATAAAAATCACCCGCCTTAAGCTCTTCGCCTCGTTTAATCTCCGGGTCTTTGCCCGGTATCCCGCTGCCTGCTGGGGCGCGGCTTTTAATCCGGTAAAACCCCTTTGCACGTACGGTAATGTTATTGCCCCCGACAATGGGAGCGCCGAACTGTACCCCGTACAGAAAACCTTCTTTTCCCGATGGTCTCATGATTCCTCCTGTGAGCCGTCATTCTGACTTGGCTCGATTATATGAGCCGGATACGCGACCGAAACTTCCCACAGTTCGACATACCGTACCGGCATAGATGATTTCTCCTCTTCAGGATACTCGAAGCGCCCGGGCGTAAGCCGTTTCCAGCACGCTTCAAGATAATGAACTTTGTTCGCCTTGACGGCGAGCCGCATCGGCGCGTCATTAAGAGACACGATTTTGCGTAACGCAAGTATTGTATCGGTTACCCAGCGGACATGGGTGCCGTTACTCGTAAATTCCGCGCTGAAAACAATTTTTTCCCATCCCGATTTTCCTGTATCAGGATTATTGCTGTCGATGCCGGCAGGTTCGATTCCCGTCAGATGCAGTTCAATCTGCGGACGGCTTGCCGTCACGGTTTGCGGCGCGATGATCGCTTCAAGTCCCAGTTTGCTAATACCACCCAGCAGGGCGTTAATGATTTTTTCCATGCGGTTTATTTTCCTCCCAGCGCTCCCATCACGCCGTCCTGTACCAGTTTCATCAAATACGCTTCGTCTTTTTCGTCAACATACAAAAACGGCCGCGCTGGAATTTTCACCGACTTCGATATAATGAACAGCGCGAACTCCTTGCCGCTCTTTCCGGTTTTTCCGCTCTTGAGCGCCCTGCCTTTTTTGTAGGCGAAGAAAACCCGCCCCGCCCTGAAAAAACCGTAATCTCCTTCCATTGCTTTAATTAACCTGCCCGGCGTGGAAGCCCCGTAAGAGCGCATCAGCCTTCTTGTTTCGGCGCTTGCCGGAATGAAAAGCGCGTTCGCGTTTTTGGGCGTTATCGTTCCGCCTTCCTGCTGGATTCTCGCGTACGCCAGATTGGTGGAAGCGTCCGCCCACAAGTCGCCGGAATGCGGCGCTATGCTTTTCGCCAGCTCTCCGCGGTCGCGTAACGTCTGCCCGCCCTGCTTGACTTCCTGCGTCAACGGCGCGTTGGCCGGAGTAATCCCGGTGTTGATCTTTCTGTCCGCACTGCTTTGCAGGTACATCGCCGCTTTGCGCATAACCGGTGCCAGCCCTGCGCCGAGACGCTGCGCGTAATCGGGCGGACGGTGAATAATCTTAACCCCCATAAGACGGCGGCTCCGATGTTATAACAGCGCCGCCAGCCGGACCGGGACCGTCATTGTGTTTGGTGGCAATGTTGCCGAAATACGTCTCAATTAAATCTGCGGCGTCTTCTTCCTTGGCTTTGGCGCGGCTCTCAATTCCCAGATACGAAAATAATTCATACACTGCGCGTTTCAAAACTATGTCTTTAATTACATCGTTGGTTTCGTCATATTCATTGTTAGTTGATTTCACTTTGCCGTATGTCCAGATCACAGCTTTACGGATAGCGCGTTCCGCCACGTCCTTGTCGTCAAACGACGCGGTGTTGAAATCTTGCGCGGTCAATTCTTTTTTTAGGTCAGCTATCGTTATAATTGTTTCCGGCATTTTTAACTCCACAAAAAAAATAACCGCCGGGCGGCTGACCCGGCGGTATAAAACTAAGCCGAGAATTTCGCGATCGCGATTCCCTTGCGGTTGATCAGCGGGAAGGGCTTGCTCTTGACGAACAAATCTTCGCCGCGCTGATCCGTGCGAACCTTGGTGAACGCGTAGAACGGAACTGCCTGGTTCATTACTACGTCGTCCAGTTTCAGATACGGCATCTTCTGGCCCGCGTTAACCGCGCGCGCCATAAGCTCAAGCGGCTCAACCATCGACTTCTTGGTCTGCGTGCCGCTCGCGTCAATGTCAAACCAGGTGTCGTTGTCCAGAAGGATTTCAAATCCGGCGACGCTGATTTTTCCCGGACCCGGGACTACGATGTACTGGTGCTGGACCGCCGCCGCGTTGTTAATCGCGGTAAACACGTCTGACGCTGCGACAAATTCAATCGGACCGCCGATCGCGTTATCGCGTATCGCCGTGGTGAGCTTGTTCAGAACTTCGATAACCTTGGCTATGGTCAGGCTGGACAGCGCTTCGGAAAGGGTTATCCCCTGGATGTCCCCGTATTCCACTTCGTAGCGGCTCATTTTTGTTCCGGCTTGCATCATGTAGTCGATGGTTCCGCGGTGCGCCTGTGCGCATAACGCCCGGGTCGTCGCCCTGACTACGCGCAGATGCCCTGCGATCCTCTCGTCGATCATCTGCTGCTTGCCCTGGTCGTTGGCCCGCTCGTAATCGTCAACCTCGACAGCCGAGAAAAGATCGTCAATCTCGATCGGCATGGGCTCGATTACTTTTATGGATGATCCGGTTTCCGGACGCACGCCCAAGCCTCCGCGCTTGATCACGGGCACATTGCCGTATTCCTGCTCAAGTTCCTGCACCGAGATATGCGTGGAATTCTTGAGAGGCCTGTTTGTAAAATAATTCATCGCGTTTGATTCTTCGGGCGCGTTGGCGGCGATGATACGCTCAACGTCCTGCGGTTTAATAAGCATCGGCATAGTTTACCTCTTGTCTATTTTCGCCCAGGGCTGAATCGGGTAGATTCCTGCCTTGCGAAGCTTTGCCGCCATTGCGGCGCTCGGAGCGGCAGGGTTAGTTCCGCTGGAATCCAGCAGCCTGCCCTGTACCGCCATGCCGTGCCACATTACCAGCACCTCGGCGTTTTCGCCGTCCGAATCTTCGGTCAACACCGCGATCGGATCGTCGCTCGCGTTGGCGGCGGCCAGTTTGCCTGAACTGTCCGCTTTAAGGATTGTCCCGGCTTTGTACTTCTTGGTTTTGTCAGCCAAGAGCCCTGTGTCGATGATTGCCGGATGCCCGGGGTGCACGACCTCGGCGTTTTTCTTTACCGGCACGCTCTTATAATTTACTCCCATTAGGTAACCTCCTACATTTTTTTCGCGGCGGCGGCCCAATCGACCGGTTTTCCGCCGTCAGCGTTGTCGCTGTAATTTATTCCCGACGCTCCCGGTTTCACCGGCTGCGGCCAGCTCCGGAGGATATCCCCCAAAAGCCACAGTGCGTCCCGTTTTTCGGTTTTCCCGTTATCGGAAAAATCGAAAGCCCCGACTTCTTCGACCTGCGCGGCCAGCGCGTTCGCTTTCGCGGCGACACCTGCTGGAAGTTTGTCCGCGGCGTCACGCGCAAAACCTTCCAGCCGCTCGCGTTTCCGCTGGGCTTTAATTTCGCCTAACTGCTTCTGCATGTCGGCAAAATTGGCGTCGCCCGTTGCGTTGCCGGATGAAGCATCCGCAGGCGGCGTACTCGGTGGCGGCGCTTCCGGTTTTGTTTCAGCAGGAGCCGCCTTAGCGTTCTGTTCCTGCAAGGCTTTGCTCTGCGCTTCAAGTTCCGCGATCTTCGCGTCCTTTTCGGCTAAAGCCTTTTTTTCTTCGTCTGTCATCATAGACTCATTGTCCTCCCTTTCCGGAATCGCACCGGAAAATTGAAATTTATCTTTTCCGGCGCCATCGCCGAAATTAATTGCTACCTGCGCAAGTTCAGCTAACCCGGGAATCTTCGGCGGCACCGCGCCGAGAATCGCCAAATGGTGCAGAACCCGCTTGCCGTCCGGCTCCCTGCGGGGCATAGAGATTGACCAGCCGTTATACGCCCCGTCCTCGTAAAGTTTGTCAGCCGCTTCACTGAACATAACAGGTCCGACAAGCACGCTGCCGTCTCCGGAAGCCCAGCAGTCGAGTACGTCGCCGAACTTGGGCGCGCGGTCCGTCACGTCATGGCCGATAACAACCGGGCGCTTGCCGGCAATCGTTTCCGCCATCTCCGCGATGTCTTGTTTGGTGATCTCGCTGCCATCTAATCCCCATCTGCCTACGCGGGCAAGTTCAAGTATTCTGATTTTCCGCGCCATTATTTATTCACTCCCTGATATATCAGCGCTCCGGTCAGCGCGGCGCTCAAGCTCGTGAATAAGACCGTTGAGAATTTCCATTTTCGCAATGATGCCTTGTATGCCGTCGCCTGCTGATCGGCAAGCTCCGAGAGCGCCTCTAATAAGATTTCTCTCCTCATCCTGTTTGCTTCTAAGTCCTTGAGTAATTGTTCTCTCTCTGCCGAGTTCGCTTCTAAGTTCTCCAGCTGTTGCCGCAAGTTTTCGATTTGCATGTTTAAGTTCAGAATATCTGACAAGATCTCCTCCCCCAGCAAAGAAGCCGATTGCGCCGCCAAAAAAGAAGACGATAATAACAAGAATAATAGCAAGACAGAAATTACCTTTTTCATTCACCGTTTACCTCCCGTTTTTTTGATAATGCGGTGCGTCCCAGCCGATTTCGAAACTATTCAGAGGCTTCCATGTGCCGCCCCACTCAAGTCCGGATTCCTGCCCGAGCCGCCCGAACGTAAGCCACAATTCGGCGTTATCAGCGGTAATAAGCCATGGGATTTTTCCGTCAATAACCGGCACAATGTCGGCGGCAAGTCCGTCCTGGTGAACCGAATGGCGCACCTGCGTGATTACACGCTTCGCTTCGTCGGCGCCGAGCAGATACAGCCCGGCGGTTTTCCGCAGTCGGTTAATTTCTTCAAGGCTCTCCCGTCCTTGCGAGTAATACGCGTCCTGCGTCTCCTGTGAACGCAAAGTTTCAATTACGGAATACCGCAGTCCTTGTTTTTCCAGCGCGGACAGGAACGTTTCAAAAAACGGGCGCGCCTCCGGTTTTAACAATTGGATTTTATTGTTCATGCGTTCATTCTCCCACGGCGACGGCGCGTCCAGCCGTATCTGGGAGCAACTTCGACAAATAATAACTTTTAATTCGTTTACAAGCTTCATTAAAATATTTTTTGTCAATTTCACTGGCAACTAATGAGTAATTATTCTTCAGACAGCCTATGGCTATACTGCCGGAACCTAAATGCGTATCAAGAATTTTCATTTTTGGTTTTGCAAACTTTGTTAAAAGCCATTCGTAAAGGGCAATAGGCTTTTCGTGCGGGTGTATTCCGGAACGTGGTTCACAAACGCAAAACCCGTTCCATGACAAAGAAATTATTTTTAATGAGATGCTTAAGGAAGTCCACGCAAGCTCCCCTTGCGCATTGAATGTTTTATCCGAACGCTTCTTGTCCCATAAAATCCATGCACCGGTCGGCGGTAGGAACCGAGTATAATAATTCCCTCCCCATATTATTTGTTTGTCCGATACCCTGAAGAGTTCATTAAAATATTCCTCTTGCGGAATAGAGTCATTTTTATATTTTGAGCGGTGTTTATAAAATTGCGATGAGGTGTCTTTTTTCCAGTTTTGTCCTATTCCATACGGCGGATCGACAATGGCAAGGTTAAAATACTTGTCAGGGTATTGCGCCATTAAGTCCATGCAGTCGCCGAGGTACAATGCGCATGAACCGATTATTTCCGTCCGTTGTTTCATTTCTTAATTTTTTCACGGCGGACGCCTATAAAGCCGTTTCTGGGAGCGGGGGGCGGATCGGAAAAAACGGTCTACAACGGGTTATTTTGGGGTAAAAGGTAAAATGAGACGAGATCAGTTATAGGCGGGTTTATTCACCGTTGAATTTTTGTTGAATAAGGGGTCTTAAACGGAGGGGCGGGGTACAGTTTTTAGGGTTTCCTCTGAAATAATGAATTCGTCTATCTCGTCATCGCTTAAAGCGCCATTATCAAACCCATATTCCGGCGGATGCCCTAGTTTCACGAGCCTTTCATGAATATCCAATAATTCTTGGATTGATGAGTCTGAATAGCCTCTTTTTTTCGCTTCCGCGATAAATTCATTTTTGTCCATAGCGCAACCTATACTTTTAAAGCGTTTTGTTTAATAAGCTCTTGGGCTAATTCTTCTAAGTCTTTGTCTATGATTGGATCAAGTTTTTTCAACGTTTCCAGAATTTCTTTTTCCGCCTCTGGATCAGAAGAAACATCAAAACCCCTGCTCTTAAAATGCTCTAATTCCGCAAGCGCGTTCTCTTCAGGAGTTTTTAAATGATCATATTTGTAATCGGGACCAAGGCTTAAATGCCTTTCTTTTTTTTTACTCATAATGGCGGCCTCCATGCCCATGAATAAATTCCCGCGAGAATCCTGCTTAATTCCCGGCTTATAAGTATATCTTTATCATTGTCGCTCATCATGCTATATTTTATATCGGATTTCAATTTTTTTCCTATAGCTTTTTTGATAATGTTCCAATCTTTTGTTAATCTTTCTTCGTTCGGCACTTTACCCGTGCTAATAGCCATTGAATATGTCCCATTATTCATCGTCGTCAACTCCATTGTTTTTATAGCGCGCAATCCACACATGGCGTTCAAGTCTTCAAATGAAAAGCTGCACCCGCTCGTGTGGTAATGTATAAAAGTTACGCTGTCAATTTTCCCGTCCGCTTCAAGTTTTTTAAGTTTTTCAACCACGCTTTCTATAGGCGTTTCATATTTTGTGCCTTCAATGGCATCAATAATAGTTCCGTCAGCGCCTACAAAGCTTCCAAATTCCTTTGTGTTATTCGCAGCTATTCCTACTCTTCTGACATAATCAATTTCCGCTTCTAACGATTCGACTTTTTGCCCTTTCCTGTTCAGGAATTCATTGATAATTTCCCTGCCCGGATCGCCGTCATCCGCGCTTGGCGGAGTCCGCGTATCATAATCTGAAATCAGCTTTTCTCTTGCCTCATCAAATTCCCCCATAATGCCGTACTCTTTCGCACGCTTCCTCATCGCGTCCGTCAGATCCCACCATTTATCCGTTTTGTCAACGGGATATGTGCCGAACCCTTTGTCCGGTTCATACTCCGGCGTTCCTTTGGAATAGAACTTGTCCGGTCCCCCTGCGTCCTCAATTTCCGCTTCATTATAAATACCGCGTACCGTAGTGCGACAATTAAAATGGAATGGCGGCCACAGTGTCTGCCACACCGGGTCGCCATAAGGTCGCCGGAATGGCGGTACAGTCAGAGAATGGCAGATTTCTGTCTGCCTCATGTCGTCTATGCCGATTAATTCCAGCGCGATAGGCGGCGTTTCCTCAAAGGCGATGGCGCGTCCAACGTTATACGCAGTGGAGGTATTTGTGCGGTACACGGTTTCGTAATACCAGCCTGCGCCGCGCCTCATGCCGGCCGCGTCCGCAAGCTGCCCTTCCGTCATCTGCAAAAATTTTTGCAATCCGCTTCCTTCTTCCAGTGCGTCTGAAAGCATTCCCTGCACGTGCTTCACCGCGTCGCCGTCAGCGAGACGACTCACGGTGAACGCGCGGTAGCGCATCTTGTCGTTAAGCGCGTAATATGTTTCCTTATCAACAGGAACGCGCTTTCTCATATACGCCAGCGCTTCTTCAAACGGAAGTATCTCCACCGGTGCATCATCTGCGAAATTGTTTCGTTCCGGCTCCATGCCCAGAAGCAAAGCCTTGGTAAACACCTCCGCGGTTTCGGTCATTATTTTATAATCCGGGGGCAAAACATAATTGGAATTAACCAGCGACGGATCCGCGGCGGCTGCCATTACATAATCTTTGAGCCGTTTTCCAAAACTTTTAGCGATTGCAGGGCGGTACAGGTTTTCAAGCAGGTCAAGCCTGCGCGCGTTCCGGCGGGCGCGTTCTAGGCGCGGCCGCCCGTCCGCAAAAAAAAACTGTCTTTGTGGTTTTCGGCGAAGGAATCAGACTGCGTCTTTACAAACTTGTCGGCGTCATCCTTCGGTTTTGGCAGGTGTACTTTGTCGTATAACGCGTTAAGCGATACGGGAATGTTCCGGTCAATTGCCTCCCTGATTACTGACCAGTCCGCGTAATCTGTCGAGTCGATATCAAACACCGGCGCAGCCGCACCCGGAAAATTAACCTCGACAAAATAATTAAAAAGAAGCTGATCCGACTGCATGATAAGATATGCGTCATGCGTTGTTGTAAATTTGTATGTCTCCGCATGGAGTTCGCCTTGGCTTTTTGTTCCGTACTCCGCTTGGCTTGTCATTAATGACTGCGCCGTGATGCCGTAGGAAATTTCCTCGTTGCAGACTTTGATAATGGTTTCAAAATCCTTTATCGCCCCGTCAACCACTTTGATCTCTTTGACATTTGCGAATGCGCCGGAAGAGCCGGAGCGCATGTCGCCGAGTATCTTTGTCAGTTCACCTGCTGTTTTCTTAGCTTCCTCGGCGTTCTTGGTTTCAAAGATGGCGAGAATTGAGGGAACCCCCAGCCGCTCCGCCGCCTGCATCCAGAAGCGGAACCCAAGCTGTTTAAATTTCCACGGCCAGTAGCAGCTCCGCAGAGCCGGAGTACCCCACACATTGCCGTCGCCTTTTTCGTTGCGGTGTATGATAAACTTGTACGGATCGTCTAACGGTTTGTTCGGCGCTGACAGGTGCGGTACCCCGTAGGAGCCGCCCTGCGGAAAGTTGATCGCTGTTCTGGGAATTGGAATAAAATTTACAGGAACGAACAGAGCGCCTTTTTTCTCCCATTCGATTTCACATAGCGCGATTCCGAACGGTATGGCGTTGAGCAGGATCGTGTTCAATTTGTACAACAAGTTGAACGTAAGATGCTTGCGGCAGGCGCCGTCTATCATGGCGTTGCCTGTGTTGGAAATTGATCCGTATAACTGCTGTACGCGGTCCTTGCGGTTTTCAATGAGGGATTCTATTTTCGGATCGTTCATCATTTTAGTGAACACTTCCTGGCTTTCGCCTACCGACGCAAGCCACGAGTTTGTGTCGTCAAGGTAACCGATGATCGACCGCATTGATGAAGAAATGTCTACGATCTTTTGTGTTAGCTCCTCTTTTTTTCTTGCCATTATTAATACCCTTGAAAAATGTTATCACCGCCGTGACCGGTAAAGACGACTACAGGCGGAGCCGATGCGCTGCCTTCTTCCCATGCGTACAAACACATTGCCGCGGCGACCGCGCCGTCGCCGTGACGCTTCGCCTTGCCTTCGCGGTCTGCGTTTTCTTCGTTAGGTACAACCGGCTGCCCGTTTTTCAGCGTTATAATCCCGAAGTCGGAAAGAATATACTGATCGTCAGGAAGAATAAATTCCCTGCTTTCCAAGTGGCTCTTGAGCCTTTGGAAAATCCCCGCGTACCAAGCGCGGGTGATCATCACCATTTCCGCGCCACAGGGAAGGCGCGTCGCCGCCGCTTCCGCCAGCGCCTGACCGTTACCTCGGCTGTCAATCGCCGCATATCCTAAATTGCACGTTTTGCTTATGAGCCGCAGAATTTGCCACTGCTGGTCATACGGCACATTGTTAAGTTCGATAATAAGGCGACTGTCCAGTTGCTGCTTAGTCCGTTCTTCGCCAATCCACAATACCGACAGATTTCCGCTACGCGCGAAGTCCTGCCCGAGAAAACAAGGATTTGCGATTTTTCGTAACAGCGGCGCGATCTCTATTTCAAACCATTCGTTAACCATCTTCTGCCGTTTTTCCGGGGCTTCCCACATGAATCCGTCTTCGCAGTCGAGCCGGACAATCGGCAGTTTTGCGGAATCTACCGCGCACGAAGCGAGCATTCCGTAGGGGAAATATTTCGAGCCGGAGCGTGAAGGAATAACGTCGAGTTCTTCCTCGGCTTTTGACTTGTAAATGCCGCGTATTTCCTTGACAAACTCTTCTTCGCCTTTTTTAGACCATTTAATTCCCTTAACAAGGCAAATCTGTTTGTATAATCCCTGCCGTATCGCTTCATTAAAAGTTGTCCGGTGTACGCTCCATTTTTTTTCTTTGCCGTCGCGGATTTCTTTTAAAAAGAAATAAAATTCACTGTCGTCACCGTTATGCGTAGATATAATAGAAAACGAGCCGGCCCAGATTAAAAGAGCGAGCGCCGCTTTTTTAATTTCTTCAAAATCGTCGGTAAACGCCGCCTCGTCTAAAATGACGCGCCCCTGCTTGCTGCGTATCGCATAAGGCACACTTGGCAGTCCGACAATTTCCCTGCCGTTTAAAAATGTTATTCTGTAAACCGTGAATTCTTTGCCGTCTTCTTTGACTATTTCTTCTTTTAATTCGCCGGCGGCTATGTTGACGATCCCAGCCCAAAATTTGCAGTCCGTTATGAACTGTCGGGTCATATCCTTGTTGTAGGAAAGGTAGTATGTGTTTTGCCCGTTTGAGCCTTGCGTTAGCAGAACGGAGTTAAGCGCCTCCGTCCATGAAGCCCCGATCCGCCGGCTTTTTTCCCATATCTTAAGAGGGCTTTCATCTTCTATCCACGCCTTCTGGTAAGGCAATAGGATTTCTGCGGCTTCAAGCGCGTTAGCTGATTTCATTTTTTAAGACCGAATACCTCGGATCTGATGACGGACATCGCCTCGTCAGATATTCCCAGCGCCGCCGCTTTTTCGTCGAGTTTTTTCTCCGCCTCAAGCCATCCGGCTTTGCGGCCACGCTCGAAGTTCAATTCCACGTTGGATGCCAGCCCTATGGCGCGGGTCACCCTTGTCAGCATGATTATTTTTTTGTCAGGCTCCAGTTCGCTGAAGTTGTCGATTTCCGACACTTCCTCAAGCAGCTTCATTGCCGTTATCTGCAAAGCGGCGTCCGCTATTTCAAGCCGCGGCGTCTTGTTGGTCGCTTCGGTCAAAACCTTCGCCCAGTCCTGCTTCTCCTTCAATTCCTTGAGATATTTCGAGTGGTTTTTAAGCGTCCGCTGAACCGCCCCTTTGCTGACCTTGTAACCTTTTGCCGTGAGCTCGTTCGCGATATCCTGCTGCCGCTTGCCCTGGTTTATGTACATCATGACGATCAGGTCAACCAGCCCTTGCAGTTCGGTTTTACTTCTCCTGGGCACGGTTCCCCCTGTTAAGCGAAGAGACGGTCTCTTTGATGAAATCCAGTTTTGTTTCAATTACCAGAAACCTAGCAACGTCAAGCTGGGTTTTATGCATGCCGTTTCTTAGTTCGGTAATGTCAACCTCGTTTTTTTCCGTTTGTTTTCTAAGGTTTTTTATTACCTCTTCCATCTGCCCTTGGCTGTGCCCGACCTTTATCCATATCGCTACAAAACCAATAATTGTTATGGCGGCACTGACGGCGCCCATAATTAGTTCCATTGTAAAACACCCCCTTATTGTTTACCGCCGCCGTCTAAGTGGATCTTGTCCTCCCAGACGTTGGCGCCCAAATACCCGATTATCGGTCCGACAGCGATCATCGCCAGATTGTTAAAGGACGATAAGTCATTCCATACGATGTACGTGATCAGCGCCATTGACCACAGCGCGATCCACACTTTAACCGATCCCAGTTTTCTTAACACGTTTTTCATGTTCGTCCTTCGTTGTTTACAGTTTAGCAAATGTGAATAACATGTAGCCGTACAGGGAGCGGCTTATGCGTGGGTAATTGCCGGATAATGTAAGCGGAGAATAAATTTATGGATGAACAAAAAAAAGACCGATGAAGAATATACGGGTGACATTTTAATAAAGGCATATCCCAAACGTATTATAAGGGTATAGTTCTATCCTGATCGGTCTGTGCGGGCTTGAAAGATAACCTGTACCAGAAATCCCTAAAAAACTGGGCGCATTTTATATCAGAGATATAACACCCTTTTATTTTTTTGTTTGACAGAATCAAAGAATTGCGTATAAGCGGCATGTCATCTTCCGATATTTGGTACCCAGTTCCGTAACAAACGGTATTTTCACTAAGTGGTATTGTGTCAATCTGCTCGCCTTTATTTTTAAAAAGCAAATCAATATTTTGTTCGTAATAAGCAAACCCCAAAAAAATAATTCTGTCCGCCCTTTCTACAAGATATTGGACGTTGTATTCCATGACCTTTTCAAGCTCCCTGCTTTCGGTAAAGGTCTTTATTTTTTGGGCAAGATGTATAAGTTGCGTTGAATCCGGAGAATCTCCAAAAGTACACTTTCCTTTATTATCCCAAAGATTGCCTACGGTTCCATACGGGTGACTGATATGGAGATTCTGGACAAAATTCCTTGCCTCGTCATGTGATATATTGTAATAGACCATCAACGCCTTGTACATGAAATATTCAAAACAACGATCATAATTAAAAATTATGAAGGAAACATCCCCCAGCCTTTCAGCCAGTTCGTCAACGCGGCACCCTTCGGTAATTTTTTGAAAGAATAACGGGTACCATGATTTGTTAAACTGTTCTATTCTTTCCTGCAAAATTACCGGAGTCAGTAAAGATTTTTCGTAAACATGAAACATGGCACAACTTTGTTCAGAATTCAGAATGGCGCGAGTTATAGCCAGTTTTCCGCAGAACGCTGTTTTAAGATCATTTTTATGCGCCTCAATATAGTTGTCTATGGAAATTGATAACGGCATGGCTTTGGAAATGTTTATGGCGGCGTTTATTAATTCTGTCTCTCGATCGGAATTAACACAATCGCCGTCTCTGGAATACAGGGAAATGGTCGAATAGATTAATTTATCACCATTGATTCCGCCGGAGTTGGCACTTGAAAAATTTAATAGTTCTGCAATTTTAAATTTTAATTCGTTGCCGGATGGCATTCCTATCTCGGTGTTGGCGCCTGCGCCAATAACAAAGACAGTTCTCATTCTAAATCCTCTACCGCTTCATCTCTGTATGTTTTGTCAAGTTCCATTTTCTTGTTGGCGAGGATACAGAAATTATATAAGAAAAAGAAAAGTGAATAAACAATAAGAAGGTTGATAAACACGTTAAAATAAATCTGCCCCTTTAATAAAGGCATAGACCATTTAATATCAGGGTACGATTTTATTATTTGAAGCGCGATAAACGCAAAACTGGCCACGACGAATTGGATAATAAACGACACTCTTACTTTTTTTAAGCCTTTAACGCTTTTATTATATTTTTCGGTGTCAACAATTTTATAAAAATCAAAACTCATTGTCTGACTCATGCCGACTGAAAAAAGCACTCCGCATATCCCAAAAAATATTTCAGGCAATCTGTCGCCGAAAGGGATGTTTACAAACGAAACAAGGGCAAGTATAAAAATAATAAAAAAAATTATTAATATTTTTTTCACCGATTAGAAACCTCGCTGTAATATTGTAACATTTGTGTTTCCAATACAGCGACGTCAGGGAAGCCTGTCGCAAGATGTGGTATTCTTACTTCTCTGGTTTCTTTGATTTCTCCCATGTGGATGGTGTTGTTCCTTTTATCTTTAATTGTCGTTTCCTCGTCTTTTAGCGCCTTAAGAATGGATTGCAGCGCTTTCAAGTTTTCTTTCTCGTCTTTTTTAGGTCTTATTATTTTTAAAATAACGGTTGCTTTAACAATTTTACCTGTTTCAATATCATCATACCCTTGCGCCTTTAATAATTGTTCAAGATCTTTTATTATGGGCCGAACGATTGTATCCACAGCTCTTTTCTCACCGATTTTTACATTGCTGCCCAGTTCGATGCTTCCTACAGTTCGCGGATCAAATGTTTTTTTAAGAAGAGGTCTCAAAATAAGGACGGAGTTTTTATTTGCATACTTTGCATGGCTTTTCTTTAAAAACCAGTTAAGATAAATTTCTATGTCCGAAGACGGTATTCCCCTTGTCGATTTTAATATCAATAGTTTTTTTGTCAGCAGGAAATAGGTATAATCTTTCACGTACCCCTCGGTGTTTTCTTCTTCTGTCTCAGCCAATTCTTCCAAAGAAATTTCGCTTTCTTTCATGAGTGCTTTGCTTATCAAAACGGCACCGCCTTCTTTTAGATGTAGAAATGTGCAAAATAATCCGACGTTGCTCTGTGTCCGCTTGGTTATAAATTCTTGTTCGCCTTGAACTGCAATATCGGAATAAGAGCGGCACCTTTCGTTAATTTTTCCTGATGAAAGCGCGTCTGATAAATCTTTAACGAAATCAAATGTTTTTGTAAGTTTTGGTTCAGCCGGTAAAATTTCATAACACGCGAGTTTTACGGGTTTTTTCTCCATAAGTAATATCTCCTTCCTTTGCCACCAGAGTATTCCTTTTAATCAGGCAGTTCTAAAACTCTGTTAAAATTTTACCGCTAAAACACTGGAAAGGCAAGCATTATTTCGCTCACACTCCCCCTCTCCTCCCCGGCACCATCACCACCATCGCCCGCACGCGCCCGACGATGGCGATCTCCTCCGCGCTTCCGGTGTAGCTCTCGTACAGCTTGTTGTCGCTCACAATCCGGTATCCCTGCGGCGTGTGCTGCACCCGTTTCACAAAAGTCTCATCTATCGTTTTGATGACATAAATCCCGTCCCCGTCCCAGCCGCCCCCGTCGCAGACCACCATGTCGCCGTCGTTCAAAGTCGGGGTCATGCTGTCGCCCCTGACCGGCAGGCTCATAAGGTGGGGGTATTTCCCTAGCTCCTTAGGCGCGTGGATATACCGCGTCGGAAGCTCGCCGTCCCCGATTCCCTCCCCGTGTCCGGCGGATACCGGATTGTTCCCCAGAACCGGAATGACGATCCCGTCTTCAAATTCCTTGTCGCTTTCAAAAACAAGCGGGATGCCCCGGGGCTTTTTTTCTATTGTACTACCAGATGGAGTATCGGGCAACGGGGAAGCCCATTTGTGGGCTTTTTCATGTAAAATTTTTACATCATTAAGCCCATTTGTGGGCTTTATACTATTTTCATCTGGAGGTACTGATATAAAAAGAGGACTTCCATCTGCTATTTTATATTCAAATTTGAATCCCTTTGATGCCAATGCATATAACAGTTTGTTCGGATCCTTTATTTTGCCATTCTCAAATTTTGACAAATACCCATTTGACAGCCCTAAAAAGCGTTCTAGCTCTGCATTATTTTGAGTTCCAAAACGTATTCTGACATCATTAATAAAATCTGCATAATTCATCGAAATTTTCTATTTTCCTCTTGACAAATTAGAATTATTCTACGACAATAAAAATATCGGCAAGCCCATTAATGGGCTTTACGAAAAAAAAAGAGAACGGCGCGTATCCGCCAAGAAGCTCGCCGTTCTCATATTTCGCCCCACAAGGAGGCTATTTTGATTTTAACACCAAACAAGGCTTCGGGCAAGCCGAATATGCCCACCCGTTATAGACCTTCCATGCAGGAAGGTTGTTATATCCGTTATAAAGTAGACCTCGCAGGAACAAATCTTTCAACTGTCGCCAGAAAATTAAACGCAGATTTATCTACCGTTTCCAAGGTTATTCGCGGTCTTCGCCGCTCCGAGCGAATTGAGGCGGAGATCGCCCGCATACTCGGCAAGGCGGACTGGAACGAGGTCGTGCTGGAAGCCCGGAGCAAAATCCAGAAAAAGCCCGTAAAGGCGATTCTCGAAGAAATGCGCCGCACGCGCGAAGGGCGTTTAAGGGCGGCCAAGGAAAGCATGGGCGAGCATATCGCGCAAGGCAAAGCCCGTTTCGCGGCGCAAGGGAGGGGAGCATGAAAAAACAAAAACCAGCCTCCTGTCAGGGTTATGGGACGAGGTCACAGGGAGACTGTCCTTTTGATTTCACCGGCGGAAAATGTCGCGGCTGTCCCGAATCAGTCTTGGCGTTCGACGTGAAAGAGGGTGTTTCCGGTAAAAATAGCAGTCGCAGTAATGGCGCATACTTTATCACCCGCAAGATAAAGGGCGCATTCCTGTTTTTTGCATGTTGTTTGAAAAAACGGACAAAGCTTCTGATCGGTCGGATTAATGATTGGCGGCATAAAAATACTCCTTGCTTTAAGTGTATTAAACGCGGAGGTATTTGCCAACCCGGATGTGAAAAAAGAATAAGGAGGGGAGCATGAAAAAGAATACAAAAAAAGCCCAAAGAAAAAAAAACAATACACAGCGGAAATTTACCATGCGCGAGAAAATACGGAGTACTGTCCGACGCGGGGCTTTTCGAGTTATCCATCCTTTCCTTTATGTCCAACGATGTTTTTATTGAATTAAAAAGGCGAATTGAGCTAATAAAGGCGCTGCTGGAAACCAATGAACCTGAACGGGCGTTAGACGTTGTAAACGGTCTCTTAAAAAATCCGCAGGAAACAAGGAGGGAAGAATTATGAACATAACCAGCGTTAAAGCCGGCAGCTTCGCCAACGGCTTCAATTGTTTCTGCACTAATTGCGGCAGGTTTTTTTCAGTGCAGTTTTTGGAAGGTGACGTCGTAATTACGGAGCCCACCGACGAAGTGGAGTATTGCCCACACTGCGGCGGTGACGTGCTTATTTTCGGCGCCGAGGTGTTACTCGCCCATCTCGCTGATCATGACACTGACCCGGTCAATTTCTACCACGCCTTTCCGCCCGACGAACCTATCCCGAACTCGCGCACCGGGGCGACGCCGAAACAGGTCGAATGGATTGTCGGCTGCGCGATAAGCGACAGGCAGAAAAAACTTCCGGTAACAGCCGAATCGTTAGCCGCACAGCTGGGCTACAGCAAAGATGTTGTAACCAAAGTTTTCGAGGAACTGCATATCCCCGAAACAGGAGGCGCGGAATGAAACACATTTATTTATGCGGTCCGGTGTCAGGCAGAAAGCAGTATGAAGCCGCCAACCACTTCGCCGCAGTGGAGAAAAAGATACGCGCCGCATCCAACGACCTTGTATATACGTCAAACCCCATGCGTTTTTGCCCACAAGATCTATGTTGCTGGTACAAGGAATTAAGGGTCTGCATCGGCGAACTTGTAAGGTGCGACGGCATCGCCCTCTTACAGGGCTGGCAGAAATCAAAAGGCGCGACGCTCGAACTGAAGCTGGCGCAGGACTTGCACATACCGGTCGTCTACGTAGAACCGCCGGTAGACAGCCTAAATCTTACTGAACTGTTCACCGCCGCGCCGGAAGCTCTCCGGTACTACAACGAGCGCATAACACAGTTCCATTGCAAAGATACAGAAGAATCGTTAGCTGAAAACCGCGCGACAACGGAACTTACAAACCGTTACCTCGACCCGTACGGGTTTGAGTATATAGAAATTTCAGGAGGGAAATTATGAGCACGAAAACAAAAGAACAAAGAGCCGAGACAAGGGAACGATCCAAAAAAGTTACGGACGCGGTGTTGAGAAAACAACCGGTGCACACGGAACAAGCGTTCATGACCGACAGCCAGGGGCGGCAGGTTCCGCTCAACATGGTTAAGGATGTTGACAAGCAAAGGGACGCGACGGTCCGCAGAATCGCGGATGAAGCGGTAAAAATGAAAGCCGTACTGACCGAATTCAAAAACAAAATCCGCGAGGACATCATGTCCTTCGTGGAATTGTCAGCCGCGTCATACGGCGTGAAGTGGGGCGGTAAAAAAGGAAACGTCACCCTTACCACTTACGACGGTCAGTACAAACTGATTGTCGCGATGAACGACAACATCTGTTTTGACGAGCGCCTGCAGGTTGCGAAGGAGCTTATCGGCAAGTGCCTTGAAAGGTGGAGCGCAGGCTCGCGGCCGGAAATCCGCCTGCTCGTAAACGACGCGTTCCAGGTGGACAAACAGGGCAAGATATCTACTTCCCGTGTTCTCGGACTGCGCCGCTTGGACATACAGGACAAGGACTGGCAAAAAGCGATGACAGCCATCACCGAAAGTTTGCAGGTCACAGGAACCAAGCAGTACTTGCGGATTTACGAGCGCGACGCCAGCGGCGAGTACCAAATAATTCCGCTGGACGTGGCGGCGCTGTAAGGGGGGGGCGATGGATTACAAGAAATTTTATATAGCTGTCCGCCGTTACGCGAAACGCAGAATTACTCGCGGAGAATTTTACACTGAATGGATAGATGCGCAAAGGCGGCAGGGCATAAAGATCAGCGAACCGCTCTGGTTAAAAAGGGCGGTGTCACAATGAGCAAACAAAACGAAGCTATCGTGCCCATAGAGCTAACCAATAAAATAAACCGTTGGAATTACGACAAGTCCGTAGAAAAAATGCGGGAGCTTGGCCGCCAGTGGAGCAAAATTACGGCGGAGGTAGCCCGCGAATTATATCTTGCCAAGGAACACCTTACAGGACAGAAAGGGCAGCGCCGGGACCCTGACGCCCCCGACTATATCCAGTACACATGGAACGACTACTGCGACGAGATAGGAATATCCCGCGAAGTCGCCGGCTACTGGATTAAAAAATTCATTCCTCGCGAAGTATCCGGCACCGGCAAGGACGTGCTGCAGATCAAAGCGCCGATGAAAGAAGACACAGCGGCGAAACGCGCGCTGGCAGAGTCAAGGATCAACGAAGTACTGCGAACCAACAACAGACCGACCGATTGGACTGACGAAGAGGAAGCGGAAGTTCAGCGCAGGCAGAAAAACGCCCAGCTTCACGAAATCATGGAACGGTACAACGCGCCGGTTGTCATAAAATCAAAAGATTATTTTGAAGACACGCTGCGCCGCTCAAAAGACATCGTCGCTTTTAAGCTGGAAACCCGAGAACAAACAGCCGCGCAGATGGCGATCTTCGAGCACATCGAAAGATTTCTTGCTACGTTTGACGATCCAAAAACTAAAGCGATGGCTGCTTTTAACATCGCCCTAAAAGCGCGGCGCCGAGCCAACGAGTTAGCCGAAATTAATTTCCAGTTGGATGGATCGGACGGAGGCGGAAAATGACCGCCAGCCCCTTCGCGTCAGGTTCCAAACTTTCAAAAATGGCGGCGGTCTACAACGAATGGCGCCGCCGCGATGGGCTCCTTCCGCTCAACACTGTTTACGAATCGCTGTCGCGCAAACACGGCGTGTCCGTCTCGTCGGTCAAGCGTTATATCGAACACATCAAGACAAACGGATACCAGCCCAAAGAAAAAAAGCCCCGTCCGCTTGCCGCGTGGGATGGCGACGCGCTTAGTTATTTTAAGCAATTATATCTTGTAATGAGCCGCGAAGTCGGGCATTGCACCGTCCGCAACGCGTACAAACAAACGGCGCTCATGGCAGCGCAAAAAGGCTGGAAGATCGGCTCCGAACAATCGGCTTACGTCCACGCGCGGGAAATTCACTCGGCGTTAAAGCTCTACGTCCGCGGCGGCAGCCGCGCTCTGGACAACATGTTTTACATCGCCCGCGATCTTTCAAACCTGCGCCCGTTTCAGATTATCGTAGGCGACCAGCACCGCTTCGACTTCTGGGTTACCGATGACAAAGGCGGCTACTTCCGTCCGGAGTGCTACCTCTGGCTTGATATGCGTACACGCCTTGTCTACGGCGTCGCTTTTGACCGCAACTACAACACGCGCACCGTGTTACGCGCATTAAAAATGGGCGTCGGGCATTTTGGCAAATTTGAAAGCACGTACAACGACAACGGCTCCGGCGAAAAATCATCCGTCGCGGATTATACCATCGAGCAGCTTCAAAACTACGGCATGGAATTCCGCGACGAAGGCGACCTGTACCGCACGGAAGCCGGAGCTTATGTGGTCGAAGGCGCGGACGGGAAAATGGTCAGCGTCGTAAAATCGCGCAGGGAATGGAAAAAGCAGAACAGGCGGATCTACGCCAACGTAAAAAACGCCAAAACCAAACCAATCGAGCGGTTTTTCTCCACGCTGGAACAAATACTGCGCGACATGATCACTCCCGGAATGGTAATAGACGCCATGAGCGATGCGGCGACCGAGGAAGAATCAAGCCGCCGCCTTGAATGGCAAAAAGAAAAAGGCTACATTCTGCCGTTTGAAGAATTTGCGAACCGTGTTATTGAAGCGATCAATATGTACCAGTGCCGCGAGCACGGAACTCTCAAGCGCAGTCCCATGTCCGAACTTAAACACGCAGTTGAGAAAGAAGGATGGCGTCCTGCGTTAATCGAAAAAGAGGACATCCATTATTTATTTCTTGAGCGCGTCTATGCCGTTGTACGCGGCGATCGCGTAATGCTTGCCGGACGGCAGTTTATCGGACCGAATCTCACGCAGGAAATGGTACGCACAAACCGCGGCAACCTTGCCGGACTCAACCGCCAGAAGGTTGAACTGCGTTATGATCCTGAAGACCTAGACGGCGGTGTCTGGGCGGTTGATCCGCGAGACAATCAAGCGATACACCTGATCCCGGTAAACCCCGTCGCCATGCTTGATGAAAAAGCCGCCGCGGACGCGCTCGAATGGAAACGCCGGAACATGAAAGCTGTCAGCGAAACGTACCGCTCCATGACCGCTGGCGCGCAGACGCTCTTTGAGCCGCAAAAATTCCGTGAACTCAAGGAAGCGCAGACAGCCGCTCTGCCGGAAAAAACCGCGCCGCAATCTCCGGCAATGTCAGGCGACGAATTCAGCGCCCTAGTGGCCGCGAAGATCACCGTCGAGCCGAACATCAGAGCGCGATCCAAGCACGTTTTTCTCACCCCCCGCGACCGTTACGAAGCGTTGCTTCTGACGGTTACTTGCGGCGAAAAAATTTCCGCCGACGATCACTCGTTCATGGCGGAATACGAATCCAAAATGACGCCCGAGCAGGAAGAATACTTCAGCCGCTGCGTCAAGATGAACAAATAATAAGGAGTAATAAAATGAAGTTACGGACAATATTATCAGCTAACCGCCTGACCTTAGGTCAAGCCGCCAAAATTCTCGAAATCGACAAAAGCACGGTGTCAAAAATTTGCTCCCAGACCTATCCGAACTGGGAGCAAAAAGAGGAAGAATGTATCCAAAACCTTGCTAAAAAAGGATACAATAAAATTGTACCTGATCAATTTATGGTAGACACGGATGTGGTAGTGCCCACCCGTTCTGTAGACGCTTTTGTATCCCTCGCCGACGATCTCTCCGATCCGGAAGGCTCACAGTGTTCTTCCCTGGGAATGGTCATAGGAACCGCCGCCCGCGGCAAGACGCACACCGCCCAATGGTACACAAATACCCGCCACGGCGCCTGTTACGTGCTTTTTATTGAAGGCTCAACCCGTGTTCAACTCCTCCGCGACATTTGCGAAGCCCTTGCCGGCGTCCGCCCTATCACATTCGGCGGCTGTCTTGACTTCATTCATGAAACCTGCGCCAAACGCCACCGCCTGATCGTTATAGACGAAGCCGATAAGATGCCAGTCTCGTTTCTGGAACTCATCCGCGGAATAAACGAACGTTGCAAAGTGCCCATCATACTTTCCGGCGAAGAAGCTCTCAAAGCCAAAGTGGACCGCGTCCCCCGGCTACGGAGCCGCATCCGCAACCCCGTTGTTCTTTACGAACCAATCGGTTCTATTGATGTCGCCGCCTTCTATGCCCTCGCCTGCGGAATAGAAATAGAACTGGAAACCGCCGAATCCCTCGCCAAGCGTTCCGGCGGCGCATGGCGTGTTCTCGTCAATGACGCTCTGGCATTAGCCCGCATAGGTCGCGCTTCCGGCATCGCCACTGTCACCCCCGAAATGATCGGGAAATTGCAGTGAGGAGATTATAAGTTCTGCGGAACTAAAACAGATATTACAAAACAAATTGGAAACGCGGTTCCTGTAAATCTTTCAAGAGAGCTAGCGTTAACTGTTTTAAGAACGGAGGTAGCATAATGACCGAAATCAAAAAAAAGAAAATGATTAAACTCATCCACACCCAAAAGACTCTCGCCGGCATTGATGATGAAGCTTATTGTTGCATTCTCATGGGCGCCGCAGATGTTCAATCTTCGTTGGACATGCAGACCATTGGCCAATTTACCGCAGTTATTACCGCGCTCAATAATCTCCTTATTGCCCAGGGAAAACAACCGCTCAACAAACCTGTTACGCCATTAATTCCTCGCGAAATTTATGTCCTTAAAAAAAGAGCGGCGCAAATTTTGGGCGCTGATGCAGACAGGCGACTGGGAGGCTTTGTTCATAAACTTGGAAAAAACTCAATGAACGATCTTTCGCCTCTTGATGTTCGCAAATGCCACGGCTTCCTTACCCGTATAGCACGAGGGGAGGGAAAATAACCATGCGGCGCGGCGAACTGTTCGATTTAACAGAATTACGCACACCACTTTCTTCCGATCAAGAGAAGATTGCTTTGTGCCGTATTGCTGAAGCTGCCCGCCTTGGTTCGCAATTCACGTATACCATTAAAGAAGTCTGCGGTATTTTGGGCATTTCTAGGGACATGGTGGGCCATTTGATCCATACTTACCGCATTGATACGCTCGCAATAGGAACGATTTACCGCATCCCCTGGTATTCTCTTGCTGAATACATATTAGATAAAAACCATGACGACATTGAAGAGGTTTTCTATGAATACGTTCGGTCTCGATATAGAACAGCTTGATCTTGACGAGATCAGATCGGCGTTTTCAAACTGCTCAATTGAACAATTGCCGGGTGCCCCACCATTCCTCTCAAAAAAAGAATGCGCCACAATTCTTAATGTCTCAATGAAAGTTATAAATAATCTAATAAGCGAAGGGCAATTACCTATTGTAAAAATACCTGATGATTCTCCGGAAAGTTTTGATTTATTTGGTAACCCTATAGAGCAGCCCCACATAGATTGTATTTTACGCTGCGATCTAGTTAATTTTTTTGAAAAAGCTTTACTGTGCAATAAGCCTATTCTTTAAGCGACCCTCTAAGGTTCGGTAAGATTCGCTAAGGTTCGGAAAAAATATCATATTTGGTTATAAATCAAGGTCATTTTTTGTTGGAATTGACACGTACAAGGAAAATATGTGTCCGGGGCTTACCTGTACCCTCTTCATAACGCTACAGAGGGTTAATATATGCCATTTTCCGCTTGCTATTTGTCCGATAATCTTATATTATAGGACATATGGGAAAACCAAAAGAACGTAGCATACAGGGAGGAGAAAGTATGACCGTATTAACCACAAGAGCCGCCGCAAATATTCAAGATATGGCGGAAATATTAGCCGCCTATCCTTCGCCGGATAAGTGGACACAGGAACAAAAAAAACAGGCTGTACAATTTGCCGCTTTATTAGACACAGCGCAAAAAATGATCATCGCCGCTAACCTTACCGGAATAGACTACATGAGCGAAAAAGAAATATTCTTAAAAAACGCCGGAAAGACGGGAAGTACCTACACCCAAATCGGCTATCGTAACGCATTAATCAGGCTTGATACATGGGCGGAGCGGCATAACGTAAACCCTCTTGAATTGACACCCGCGCAAGCTGACGATTTTATATATTCCCTCCGTAGGGACCGTGCCCCCGCTTCTATCCGCTTGGACATCTCTGCAACGTCCAGTTTTTTTACATGGCTCGAACGGAGACACGCAGGAGTAAAAAACCCATTCCGAGGTACAAAAGCCCGCCCCGGGAAAAAAGCAGTACGAAACTTCGCTATTCCAACCGAACAGGAAGTAAAAATCATAACAACCAAACTTCCCGCACCGCTTACCGCCGCCGCCTCGGTTATGGCATACAGAGGACTACGCGCCGGAGCCTTGGCTACCATGGCTATTAGTGGGGATCGGGTAACATGGCATAGCAAAGGCAAGGATTACGCAGGGCATATACCCTCCGCAGTACTGGACGCAATAAAAGCCGCCTCCCTACCCCTTCGCGCCCCATTTGCCGGAATACTTACAAACACACTTGAAAAAAGGATCGCACGTGCCATTGAAAAACTACACAAGGACGGAAAAGTGTCCGACTGTTACTCTTGCCATGACCTTCGGCATTTTTTCGCAATAACGGAATATCGCAAAGATAAAGACATTCACCGTGTTTCTGGGCTTTTAGGACATGCTTCTATTCAAATAACGGAAAATTATCTAAAAGGATTGGGGGAAGTAGAATAAAAAAGTCTATGTTTTGGGGAATTTCAAGATATATGTATTTGTTCCGGGGCTTGTTATGACACCGAAAAAAGATATTGTTAGAAAACCAGTAAAAACACTACCGGACGGATCACGTATTCCAAAGTTGGGAAAATTCAAGCCAAAGGAAAACGCCTTTATATACTGGTACACGAATCCAAAAACAGAGGCTTTTATGAACGCCGGACGCGCCGCCGTTCGCGCGGGATACAAGGCAAATTCCGCAGTATGGTACGGTTATAAATTAAAACAGAAACCCCGCATAGCAAAAAAGATTGAAGAATTTATTTTCATGGCAAAAGAACAATTAAATAAAGCGATATGGCGGATAGCTTTTTTATGCAAGGATAGAATGTTTTATGATGTAACAGACTTTTTTCGTCCATGTAAAAGAATTGTAAATAAACATGGCAAAGAGCAAGAAATAGACGGTTATGAAGTGATACCGCTTAATGAAATATCCCAAAGAAACAGAATGTGCATTGATGCGGTAGATATAAAGACAATTTGCGGTAAAAATGAATTCTGGTACAAACTTCCCGACCGGGATAAAGCCTTCGACTTATTCATGAAATGTTATAAAATATTAACGCCTGAAAAGGACACAGAGGAAACGGACTTAAAAACTACTGCCGCCATTATCCGTGAGAACTTCATTAAAGCCCCGGAAAAAACGCAATAATAACTCTTAAATATGTAATACAGCAGATTTATATTTCCGGGGCAATGGATAAGATTATCTGTTTTTTATTACAATACCTGTCTTTAATTAAGCGCCAATTTCTTTTTTGTTTTTACGCTTTTTGCCGGTTTGAACGGAACGAAACTTGATGGGTTTGCGTGATATTCACGGATGCGCTTCTCCGCCCTCTTGGTTTCTTCCGGGCTTGCCGGTTCTATTGTGTAAAGCGGTTTTATTACGGTTAATTTTTTTTCCGGCATAGCGTTAATATCCCTACGCCGTTTTTTTATTGTTTTGCATAACGTGAGCGCGTTCTTCCATTGAGCCGTAATGTACCGGCTTGAACTGCGCTAACTGTTCCGGTGTGAGTCTAGGGCTGTCTTCGTCATACTCCGGGGGATACTTCTCCGCTTCCTCCAGCATTGCCGTTTCTTCCGGGGTTAACCCTGTACCAGCCGGACGGCTGTAAATCTCGTTCGCCATTGTATAGCCTCTTTTCTTCCATGTCCGCCAATCGGACAGATATAATATGCGGTACTTCGCCCGCCTCCGTATAAACCATGAAAAGAATCTTC